TCTTCGGTGTCAAATACTGAATATTTCATAATGATTAAAAACTTACTTGTGCTTCCATGCCTGACCCTCCGGCTCCGTACTTTGTCGTAACATAAGCGCCCCACGCATTTAGATCGGCATCAGTTAATTTAGAATTAAAAATTAAAACCTCATATAGCTTACCATCAAATCCTTGATCTCTTAGTTTACCAATACGTCCAAATCTTATGTCGTTAGGATTTGCATTCGATCCATTACTACCTGCATTATTACCGTCAATATAATGATTTCCGCCGCTTGCATCTTTTCGATAAATAATTGACCTCGTTTCACTATTATAATTTTTACCACTCGTAAAAGTATGTACCCCCGGATAGCCTTGTCCTGCATCTGAGAAAAATAAAAGCACACCGTTTGAACTATAACCTCGAAAAACTCCATCAGTACCTAGTTCGAAATTACTCGCACCGGGTGTATCATCAGAACCATCAACGCTCAAAATACCAAACGTTCCATTAGCATCTGCTTTAGCAATTAACAATATTGTAAAGGACGCATTACAATACAATCGATCTGTAAGATCAAGAAAGTCTGTACCGTCAAAATCTAGGTATGGTTTAGAATTTTCGCCTGACGCATTCCATGTAGGTTGAGATGATGCAGTACTTTGCGCAACCGTTGTTACGCCACGAACCTTAGATATCCATTGCCCCGTAAAGCTTGTTCCATCACTTGGGTTTCCAGTAGCATCGACACCGTTAATAAACCCGGCATCAAAATGAAAAGCCGGTGACGCTGACATAACATTCGTGCCGTCTAAGTCGTAACCTTCAGCATCGTCCGCACCAAACACCCTCCAAGTATTCGTATCGTAAACAATAATTTGTTTGGTATCGATCTGGTAAAGTGTGTCTCCATCGCTTGGAGATGCCGGACGATTAGCGGCGTTTGTACAGGTGTTTATTGTACTCATAATTTCTAAGTGTTCTCGTAGATTTGGAAGTTTGTCCCGTCAAAGACATACAAGTTTTCAGTATCCGAACCAAAAGCTATAGTGCCTACTGCATCTCCTGCACGCGCAAAAATATTAGATTCAGTATCCCGAATGCTTATATTAAAACCCGAAGCAGCTCCGCCTCCTCCGCCTCCTCCGCCGCTTGCATCAAACCCATAAAGAGTACCGAATGCAGGACGTTTGAACGCAGAAGGAAGCCCTGTAATAGCGCTTGGCTTCTTTGTTGTTGCGTCTGGAAATGTCAGGGACATAATTATTAAAGTGAGTCAGTAGTGCCTGTAACGAATACCGAGTAAGTACCGTCGGTTCTAGCTGAGACGTTTCCACGTATCTTTTCGTAGTGACCGTGATCGTCACGTATTACGACGTTTCCGTCGGCGGTTACGGTTTCGCTGTGAATGACGCGGAAGGCGCCGCCGATATAAGCTTCAACATCTACAGTCGCACCGCTCGTTACCGAGGTAGATGCAATGGTAAATGTCCAGCCTTTTGCGCGTTCAACGCTGAAGGACGAGCCGGCTCCTGTGGCACTAACGCCATCAAGAAGCGTGATCTTCTGGAGTGATTTAAACATAGTTATTCTTTCTGATTTATAGGTTTACTTAGGTAAATTTACACCGCTACCGCTTGAGTAGTTACCGCCCATTGATGGACGTCTTGTAAGTTGTGCTGTACCTCGACGCTTCTTTGACCCTGATTTACGAGATGCCCGTGAGGGTTTCGCAACTGCCGCTGTCGCCGTCGGTGGTGGAGGCGGAGGAGGCGGTGGGGCAGGGGGCGGAGGAGGAGGCGGAGATGACATTCCGATGCACATAATTATTCTTTCGGTGAAATGATTGTTGTATGTTGTTCGTCATAAACGTCTTGTAAAAACTCTACGACTTTTCGTTGTCCGACTTTGATCCAGATTTCTCGTTCGCTATCGCTTGGATCAGGACAGCGTAAAGGGAAACGATCGCTTAAAGCGTCGATTAAATCCTTGCTCAAATCGGGTAATTTTCTTTCAATAGGGTACGTCACTTATATATCCCCTAACGGATCGAACGGTTTAGGGCGAGCTAAATCTTCGTCTAACTTTCCTGTAACTTGTTGGATCATAGGACTATATTTCGCCTTCTGTTCGTTGGAAAACTCGGCGGGCATCCATAGATATTTAAGTTGTTTATTAACGGGATCGTACTCTTTGTGTTGTATGAGGTACGCCATCCACGCGTTCGTAAGTGCCTCTTGTTCAGAGAGTTCGGCGTCGCTGTAAGCCCTAACAACTGTGTCCCAAGTCGCTCCGTTATTGTCGAGTAATCGGTTTGCTTTAACGACGCCTACACCGGGAATACCTTTGTATCCATCGACAGGATCACCCGCCATTGTTTGCATAAGGTGATACTTATTAGCGTCTTCCACCGATACATCGTGTATTTCATCGCGATTAAAATCGTAGAAAGTACACGGTACAGATTTAAAATCTTTATCAATAGATACGATGATCCGCTTTTGATCGGGTGTAAGATCGGTTGCAAGGATCGCTAAGACGTCGTCTGCTTCGAGGTTGGGATAGATAACCGTTCCGTATTCCTCTGCCATCCAATCGCGTATAGGACTAAGACCGATAGGTGCAAACTTAGATCGTCGGTTTGCTTTGTACATTGGATTTAGTTTACGTCGGAAGTTGTTCTTATCGGAGATAGCTAGAATAAATTCTTCGGCTCCTGTCTTTTGTTTGAACATATCCAGACGTTCTATGATCCACGTCTTAGCAATCGCTAGGTCGCTATGAACCGTCCATAAGTCTTCTTCCCATTGGACGTTTGCTTGGGCGGTGAAGGCCGATTGGTAGGCAAGTACATCGGCGTCTATAAGTAGTATCGTTTTCATTGTTTATAAAATAAGCTCCAGTTGTTTTGATATTGTTTGAATTTGGATTTGGACATCGGTGCAGGACAGAGATTAATAGTCTTCATAGTTCCGCATTCCTCACGTGGGATGATCCACCAATCGCTAGTGGGTAAGACGTAACAAACGAGTAGATCAATATCCCTACTCATCTCTGCTTTATTGGTACAACCCGCGCCTGTGCAGACCTTATAGGCTTTACCTTTGTAGGGAACCGAGGTCGATTTAACTTGGACTTTTAAAATACCTGTCGGACAAGAGACGAGGTAGTCCCAAGGCATAGGCGTCGTTGTAGGGTGAGGTTCAAAGTCACGTTCTAAACATTCTCGAACGAACGCTGTTTCAGCGATTGATCCGATCCGTTGTGCGCTTGAAGAGGGCATAGGGCATTAGTGTGTTTCCGCCCAATTCTCTCCGACTTTGTATTCACCATCTAACGGGCATCGCATCTTTAGTTGAACACCTGCCGCTTTGATCGCTTCAACGGCGAGCTTACCGTAGGTCTCTGCTTTAGCGGGTGCTACTTCGGCTTGGAACTCGTCGTGAATGTTTGCAACAAACGCGTACTCTCTGGCGTGCGCCCATCCCAACATTGTCAACTTGGAGAACAACAGGATTAAAGCTTGCTTCATAACGACGGCTCCCGCCGACTGTAACAGCGTGTTAAGCGCAGAGTGTTCCGATCGTATGGGTAAGACACGTCCGTCTAAACCGCGAAGGAATCCGCCTCGTCTAACCTTTTCTTCAACCGCTTGCTTTAATTGTTTGAGAGCAGGAAGCGACGATAAGAACTTCGCCTTCAACGCTTTACCTTCTCGACTACTACCGCCCACGATCTCACCGATCTTTGCATCACCCGCGCCGTACAAGAATGCGTAGATAAATGTCTTCGCTTGATCTCGCGTTTCTAATCCCGCCGCTTTTTGATTGGTAGTATGAATGTCACCTGTCAGCAATTCAGTAGCGTATTGACCGCCGTCAAAAGCCGATAGGTAATGAGCAAGCATACGAAGTTCTAACCCGCTTGCATCGCACCCTACTAATTTATATCCCTGTCCCGCCTTAAACAGTTCACGACATTCCTTACCGTAAGGAGCGCGAACAGCAGGGACTTGAGCGACGTTAGGATAGCTGTGTGTACAACGTCCTGTAACCGCTCCGTTGCTGTTGACCTTACCATGTATGCGACCACGACGTACGCATTTTAACCACGCGTTATCGCCTTCGGCTAACATCCCTAATCGTTTAGTAACCATGAGATAACGCAAGAGTAGTTCAGCCGCCGGATGCTTGACGCCTTTAAGAACAGCTTCGTCGATCTTAGGTTTACCGTCTGGTGTGAATAGCTTTGGCTTCCATCCGAACTTCTTAAGGCGATCCGCTATCTGATCTCTACTACCGGGATTAAACGGAATGGACTTAGTCTTGTTAGCTAGTTTAGTTGCCTTGTTAGCGAGCGCTTGAACTTCTCCTTCTTCTTTTAACATACGCTTTAACGCCGCCTTGGTCTCACCGAAGAACTGCTTTCCGTTGACTTCTATCTCCCAACCTTCAGGCGTCTTCATCTCTTCGACCTTCGGTTCAAACGTCTTTTGTAATTCGTCCTTTAACTCGGCTCGCTTTGTCGTCAGTTCCATCGCTAACTTTTCCGCTTTCTTCTCGTCAAAGGAAAAGCCTACGAGTTCCTGTCGTCTCATTATAGTGGCAAACATGTGTTCAAGGTTGAGCATCCGCGTGTCGGGTTCTTGCATCTTCATGTATGCACCGATCGCTTGGGTAACGAGAACATCGCGCTCACAATACTTACGCATCTCTTCGTTGTACTCATCGAACGCGCCGTCTTGTTCGCCGTAAGCGTCCTTGAAGACGGAGCCTATACGATAGCCCCAAGCTTTAAGACTATGCGATCCCCAACATTCTTTCGGGAATTTATCACGCACCATGTCTTGGCTGTATAGATCGCTGTGTACGCATCGGGATGTAATCATAGTGTCGAGGACACGCGATTGAGGCGACCACTTATACATCCTTGTTAGAGCGGGTATATCAAACCCAATGACGTTGTGACCGACGATGGTGTCGGCATCATCAAGTTCACGTAGTCCTGCCGATATACCGTCGCCGCTAAACGTCACCATCTTTTCCATGACGGGATCGTAAACCGATAAGCAATGAACAACTTCAAGTCCGTCAAGCGTCGTAAAGTTTTCTAGCTCGTTGGTCTCGATGTCGAAGTAGAGTGTCTTGTTTCTTCTACTCATAGCTTAGAACGGATCAGGCGAACCCACCGTTTGATTGTTATTATTGTCAGTTGTAAACATCTTTGAATCACTTTCATTTAATCTTCCTGTCTTGTTGTTGAAGTGAAGCGTACCCGCTAATCCGTTGTCGCCAGAAAAGCGGTTCTTCAACACTCGTATTCTTGTTTGGTTAGCGTCAGACTCGGATTGTTGATTACGTTCTAATCCGATGACCATGTCTGACAGTTGTGGTATGGCGTGTGAACCGCGTAAGTGAGCGAGACTTGTCACCGCTCCTTCTTCGTGTCCTCCGCCGGGTGGTCGTTTGAGATGACTGACTAAGACCATCCCGCATTGAGTCTCCTCAACGAGCGATCTTAATCGTGTCATGGTGTTGTCGATCAAACGGCGTTCGTCGTCTCCGTCAAAGCCGCTAATAACAATCGACAAGTGATCAAGAAATATCCACTTACATTCCAGTCCTTTGCATAGGTATCTGATTTTGTTTAGTAGGTTATCGCTGTCACAACTGCCGAAGTGATCGTAGGTAAAGAAGCGTCCGTTCCCTACCGTCTCTTCAAACGTAGGTCTTAACGCTTCTGGTTCTATCTCTTTTTGTAGATGTAGTTGTTGTCCGACGTGTAGTCCCATGATGCCTAGAGCCGTTCGCCTTACGCTCTCTTCAAGCGCGATGTAACCGACTTTCTCACCCGCTTGTAATAACGAGTAAGCGACTTCACGGCAGAATAGAGACTTCCCAATCCCACTACCCGCGCATACGGTGACGAGTTCTCCCCGTCGTAAGCCGTGCGTCATGTCGTTTAACATCTTGTATGGATAAGGTTTCGACTCAGCGTTATTAACTTCGTTGATCTTGTTCCATAGTTCTTCGGCTCCAACGATCCCATCGGGTCGATAGTCTCGCGCATCCCACGTCGCTCTTACGAGTTCCTGTGAGCGGTTGGCAACGATCATGTCGTTCGGGTCTTTGAGTGGTAGCTCGGCGATCTTGGCGCGTCCCGGCGTGAGTAAGGCGGCGCATTCAGTCGCTCCCTTTCTTCCGCTGTCATCCATGTCGAACATGAACACGACTTCGTCGAAACGTTCTAACCAATCGAGCGCTTGAGCGACGTGGTTCTTCCCGCTTTGAGCGCCGTGTGGAATCGATACGACAGGCCACTTATGTTCGAACGCTTGTGATACAGATAGAGCGTCGATCTCTCCTTCGGTTACAACGACGCGTCTACCGCCGTCTCTCCACAAATGTTGACCGTAAAGCCCGACCAGTTCGCCTCTGACTTTGAAGTCTTTATTAGCGAACCGTATCTTCTGACCGACAAGCTTGCCGTCTCGACTTCGGTAGTTGGCGACCTGTGCCTGTTCTCCGTCTACATCTGCGATCTGATAACCCCACTTCTTACACGTTGCTTCGGTCAGGTTACGTCGCGATAGCGCGGTGTAAGCTCCCGTCACAAACGTCGGTCGTGGCTTATCCGTCGCCGTTGTTGTTGGTATATCCATGTTATTCGTTTTATCTTTTTTTGGTTGTATGTTTTCACCACAGCTAAAACACTTGGACGACCCGTCTACATAAGTACATCGGGCGTCACTCGACCCGCAGGACGGACACGACGTGTGCATTTCTTGGTATTCAGCCATGATTTTGGTATGGTTTTGTCACAATATTTTATTCCTTTCTTTTCGCACCACATCGCATAAGAGGTCTTCGATCCCTTACGCAGTTTGTTAGATGCGTTTTGAAAGCAAAGGCGGACATCGAGTTCGGGATGTTGTTCACGAATTAGCAGATGCTTGGTTCGGTCTTCGCTTGTCCACAATCCTTTGGTCTCAACTATGATCCCGTTTGGTAGGATGAAGTCAGGCGTATACGTTGCTATCTTCATGTACTCTATCTTCATACTTTCGTATTCGAACTCGATGCCCAACCGCCGTAAGTAATTAGCGGTCTTTGCTTCGAATCCAGAACGAAAGTTAGAAGTCCGCCGCGAGGGGCTTTGCTTCTTCTTTCGACGTCTCGTCATTATTATCGTTGGTTGGTTGATCTAGGGTTTGTTCGAACGTTTCACCGCCGTGGGTGTAGCCCGATTCTTCCGCTGTAAAGCCAAAGCTCGACGCCTTTTCTGACGTTCCCACTTCAGCCATCTTTAATACCTGTACAGCTTGTGGTTCGAGACGCATTCCAAAACCGTGAGCGGCGACGTACCAGAACTGAACCTTCAGTCCGAGTTTAATCGTGCTTCCACCGCCGATGATGGTGTCGTCCTTTATTGGATTACCTTGTGCGTCAAAGCGACCAACGGAAAGGAAGTATTCGGAGCCGTCTTTACGTTTTCCTCCGCCCTTAAGTTTGGTCTTGATGTAGTGATTGCCTTCGTCGTCAATGCAGAACGGTGAGTTCGCTTGCTTTAGTTTATCCTTACCTTGCTTTACGCATTCCGTTTGATACGCGGCTTCGAAGTCCGGCTTGATCTGATTCTTCAGCGTCGTCCAATC